GTCAAATAGCATCGACACCAGAACCGTTGCCAGAAGGCCGAGGAAGAACATCATCACCAGACCTCCACGCCGCCGCGTTTCGCCGCCCATACCGGGCGCGGGACGCGGCGCCAGTCGCCACGGCGCATATTGACACGCCGCACCGACCGATTGAAGGCGAAAAGGTTACGCAGCAACCGCCAGGCACGGCCGATCATGGCGTAAACCTCCCGACGGCCAGACGCAGTTCGGCGTTGTGGCTCTCCAACAGCCGCACGGTTTCCTTTAGCGTCTCAATCATTTCTTCCTGCACGACGATAAGCTTCGCCTGGGTCACGGCGAGATTGTCCGCCCGATCCACAGATTCCCGAAGCACCGCCATCTTGGTGCGGTCATGCGCCGCGCCATAAGTCGTTTCGTCTGTCATGTGTCAGTCTCCTGCAATCCAGTACCACAACAACATCAAGACGCCGTAGACGATGCCAAGCACCACAGCGCCCGCCACAATCAGCACCAACAGCTCCGCCAGGTCGTTCATTTGCTCCCCCTCGCACGGATGGCGTTTACGATTTCCTGCGCGTTGTTGTCGCTGATGCACAGCCCGTACACAATCGGGCAAATCGCCTCCCGCTCGGCTGCTCGCTCGGCCTCTGCGACGAGGGCGGCGAAGCGTTCGAGTGCCTCCACTTCGCCATTTGGCGCGGGCAGCAAAATGCTGTTCGCTATACAGATGCCCGCCTCCCGCGCCATCCTGATGATGTCCTCGCGTGTCATTTGCTCCTCCTTCGCGGCTTTGCCTCAACCAATCCGGGGTTCTCCCCATCAGGGCCGGTTGGCTTGTGCCACTTGTGTCGTCCCGGCGTGTTCGGTCTCCATGCTCCGCACCTGTAGCACCAGATGACCAAGCCCCCAATAATCCAAGTGGATTGACGGTGGTCGTGTTTCATTTCCCGTCCTCCTTCGTGATCCCGTGGAACCGCTCGGCCTCACGCCATCCGTTGCGGTAGTGACCCCAATAGACAGCGCCGCTCAGTTTGAACACCTCGGCCACCTGCTTCTCCGTCGCAGGCTCCCGCTTGGCGTCCGGCTCCGCGAGCGCGGCGTCGAGGGCGGCGAGGAAGATGGAAAGTTCATCCGACAGAGTTGGCCCAACAAATTTTCTCGCCAAGCGCAACGCCGTTCGCCCACGCTCGGCCTCGGCGCGGCGCAGGGTGATGGTGTCGGTCATGTCATGTTCCTCCCGATCTCAGCAGCAGCGCGGACGATGGCTCGGCGGGTGGCGGCGCAGGGGTCGGACAGGTAAAACTCATACGCCTCGCTTGAGCCGCTATAACTTGAAACCACCACTTCTTCGTTTGCAGTCAGGTGCTGAATCGTCAGCCCCAACTTCACCGCCAACCGCAGCGCATCGCCGTCGTCGTCGCGGGGGTTCCATACACGGTACTTCGGTGCGCCGCCCGTGTAGCGCGGGCCTATGTAGAAGGTGTCCGGGTCGCTATCTAAAGTCCAGACCTCGCCATACCCCGCCGCTTTCGCTGCGAGTTCCAAAAGTCCACGGTCGGTCACGGCTTCACCTCCTTTGATCCCCACGCCATGAACCTGCGCCAGACCCACGCCAGCAGCCTTTCAAGTGCGCTCACGGCTGCACCTCCCGCTTGATCGCGTCGATGGCTCGGCGGGTGGCGGCGGCTTGTTGCGCCTTTAGAAGTTCATCCTGCAAAGCGGCGATTCGTCTGCGTACTGCTAAATGATGCCTTCGCGCTGCGCTCAAAAACTCAGGCAGAGCGTTTCTTTCACGGATAGTATCTTCAACTGCCAATGCTCTGCGTTCTGCCTGTCGCGCATCCTTAAGGTCTAATTCAATCTCTCGGATTAATCTGCTCACGGCTTCACCTCCTCTGCTTTGGCGATGGCGGCGCGGGCTTTTATAGTCCAACAATCGGGGGAATGAAGATGATAAGAAAGTTCGTCACAGCAACCTTTATTTCCAATCTCATCAGATTCATGGGCATAAACAGTTTGGCAGCCATTTTCTAAAGCAAACTTCAACGCCTCCAATAGTTCCGCGTTGACAGCATGAAGGCGGCGCAGTTCGGCGGCGGCACGTCGTGGCGTCTGCAAGTCGGAATAGATGCGGCAGAGCCAATCAGCCAACCGCAGGGCTTCGGGCTGTTCGCTCACGGCTTCACCTCCTTGATCGCGTCGATTGCTTCCTGCGCGTAGTAATCAGCCGCATCCGCCGCAATCGCCGCCGCCGACCTCGCCGCCGACCCCGATGCCGCATCCGCCGCCCACGCCACCGCCGCCGCCACAGTCACCACCGCATTCTTCACCGCCGCCCGTTTAGGCGCTGCATCGTAAGCCGCCCACACCGACGCCACCGTACGCTCCTTGAGCATCGTCGCCCACGCATCGGCATAACTTGCGTCCGGCTTGTGCGCCTCCAGCGCCGCCCACATTTCGTCCAGTTTCGCGCTCACGGCTTCACCTCCCGCGCCCGAAGCATGGCGTCGGCGTAGGCGTATGCGTACCGCGCCCTGTCGTCAGCACTGCCGTCTCGACTTGGGTCAGCAATAAGCCCCGCCAACGCCTGACCCGCGAACCAGTCGCGCAGGGTCATGCCGTAAGTCTCCCCGTAATACCCGTCAAACGGAAACGCCGGGCCGCCGTTGTTGATGTTGCTCATTTGCCGCCGCCCTTCCTGATCTTCCAGGCCGCAGCCGTGCCCGTAGGCTCCACGGCCGCACCCCGGCGCAAGGCTTCCAGCGCCGCCTTAGCTCGTCCGCGTTCGTGCAGCATCCCGCCGATCATGCCGATGCAATAGCCCATACCGCCGCAGAACAACCCCACGGCTATCAATTCGCTTTCGATCATTGTCTGGTACTCCGATAGATGGTGGAAAATTCATCCGATACCGCCCGCTCGAACACCTGCCGCGCGACGGCCAACCGGCCGCACACATACGCAAGCTCTATCGCCGCGCGAACGTCTGCCCCTGCGCCTGGCACTGTGCCCGCTAAGGCGTCCACCAATGCGTCAGGGGAGAGCGCCGCCAGCCGGTGTATGGCGGTCGTCACGGCCGGCACCGATTGGATGGACGCCGGCGATACTTCGCGGCTATAGCCTGATCGTATGGCGCGCGTCGCCGCGTCTAGGGCGGCCTGCAATTCAGCCGGGGTCATGGGTCTACCCCTGCGGCGGCGATGGCGGCGCGAGCTTCGGCCACGATAGCACCCCATTCGGGATGCCCAATCAAGTAGGCATCGTCCGCCATAGCGACCACGTGCCGCGCGAGATCCAACATCTTCGGCGCCGCCGAGATCAGTAGCGCGTCCGCTTCTCGCCGCACTTCGGCCACGGCCACGGCTGGCCAATCGTCTGAAATGACGTTCCAGGCGTCACCCATGCGGCCGTCAGGCGTTAACTGCGGCTCGGCGGCCCACGGCCCCGGAGTGTGCTTCGTCGTCATTGTCGTATCCCTCTAGGTTATTGGATAAAAGGTTATAGCGTGCCATATGCCCGCGCGTCAACGGCCGCCGGAGGGTATCCGGCGGCCGTCAGCGCATGGGGTTAGTTGAACCAGCGGCGGGCGATAGGGTTGCCAAGCTCGCGCCGGGCAGTCTGGCGGATGTGGTCGCCGGCGGAATAGTACCGGTTGCCCATGCCGTACAGCTCTACGATGTGGCCGTATGCGTGTCCGCCAGCCTCAGCCAATGCCGCTTCCGCTTCGGCACGTGTGGCGTAGCCGGGGCCGGCGTACCAGTCGCGCCGGTTGCCCCATCCGATGACGGCATAGCCCGCAGGGGTTGCCGGCACGCAATCGCGCCAGTACGACCACAAAGCCGACGCCAGCACAGCGGCGGCCGCGCGGCGGTACTCGGTCGGCCAGTATTGGCCGGTCGTATAGTCCAGGCGCTTGCCATCCCATGACAAGCGGCCAGGGGATAGAGCATCCCGAAGCACGGCCGCCGTAATGGACGGCCGAAGCTCTACGGCGCGGAGCAAGGCGCGCGCATCCTGCAAGTCTCGGCCGATAGATCGAACCTCGGCCGCGTAGGATGCCCGGTCATAGTTGCGATAATCCAAGCCGGGACGCTGGCGGATGAAAGCATCCAACGCCGCGAGGATCGCGTCTCGTTCGGCGGTATCGGTGGCGGTATCGGTGGGGGCGTGTGCGAGTGTTTCCATTGTCGTATGTCCTCTAGTGGATTGTAGGTTAGACGGTGACGGTGACGGTCGCCAAAAAGCCAGCCGCGTCGACGGTGACGTTTGCAGGGATTTTATCAAGCATGATTCCGGCCGGTTTGCCGGTGCGAAAGTCTTTCACGCCTTCCGCCAGCATATCCGCGCGGATGCGCGCGAGCACTGACGGGAAAAGGTCGCTATTGGCATACATGCCAAACTTCGGATGATTCCGAAACGCGGCCATGTCGCAATGCTTCCGCGTGAATTCCGGCACCGGCACAAATTGCCGCACGCGGATGGAATCGGACTCGCCTAAAAGCTGAACCTTTGCCTTAAATTGAATCGTGGCCATTGTCGTATGTCCTCTATTGGATTGTGTGTGTAGTCGATTGTCACGCATTGCGCGCGATATTGCAAAAGATTTTGTAGTAATCCATAGCCGTGCGGTAATCGTCGCACCGCACGCGGTCGTGTATGTCGCCTTTGGCCGTGCGGATCAGCACAGTGTACAGTCCGGCGTAGCTACCTTTTTCGGCGTGCGCCGACCAGCCGTTGGCGTAGAGCTTGATTTTCGGAAGCATGGGATTGTCCTCTAGGTTAGTCAACATCCTATAGATGCCCGGCACCTACGGCCGGGCACCTATCAGCTATTGACTAGGCGGCCGCATCCTGCGCGGGCATCGGCGCTACCGCGTGCGCATCGTCCATCGCATGTGCGATATCGTCGCGCGCCACGTTGGTACGCTGAGGCATGACGAGGGCGATAACGCCATTCTCGCCGTCCGACACAATCGCGGCATCATTCCCGCGCTGATACACGGCAACCTTACCGGCCCACTTGGACGGCGCACGGCCGCGCGCGATATTCACCGCGGCGATAGCATCGGCAATGTACTCAGGCGCATACGTGGCGGGCGCCTGGTCGCCAATTCGCTCGCCGCGCGGCATAACTTGGCGCCAATCGGGATAGCGGGCGTCAATCGGCGCATATGCGACCGATGCGCCGGAGTCTAACTGAATGGCGGATTCCGTCACCGTGACAAAATCGCATGACTTACCGGCGAGCTTCAAGGCGGCCGCGATAACGTCGCGCGGGATGATGACCGAACGGCCATATTCGGCGCGCAAGCATGAATCGGTAATGATCAACATACGGTGGCCGTCCGTGGATACGATCTTGCCGGCGGCCGTATCCAATAGCACGCCGTTCAAATAGTATCGAACATCCTTTTGTGCGGCATGCGTCAGCGCGGCGCGGAGATAGCGGGCGAAAACAGTAACCTTAAACATGCTGTATTTCCTTCTAGTGTTCGATGCGCTAATCGGCATCCAATAGCGCACCGGCCGCCCGGTGCGCTACGGGCTGGCGATTAGGCCGCTACAGTCTCGGTGCCAACGTTGACAACGGCGGAATAGTCCGCGCCAGGGTAGGGCGGCAATACGCGGGTGATGTTGTCCAAAAACGGATCGTGCGCGCCTTTTCGGATGGACACTCCGCAATTGCTACGCTCGCGCGATACGGCCGAGTATCCGCGCGCGAGCATATCCGTTGCGGCGCCGTTCAATGCGTTAGCGAAATACTCGCCGCGTTCGGTGCCGGCAACGGCGGCAACGGCTAACGCAACCGTGTCCCGCATATCGGCGCCTTGAAAAACGAGCGGGCGATATTGGCCAAGAAAAAACACGTGGACGGTATACATTGTCTTTTTCCTTTTAGGTTTGTGTGTGAATCGGCATCCTCTAGCCGTCCCCACGGGCGGGGCGGCTAGCGGCTGACGATTAGATGGTGACAGTAGCGCCAACGGCGATTGGCGCACACAAGGCATCCGCATATGCGACGGCGCTAGCGCGATTCTGAAATGTGCGGCGCTCAATCACGGCATCGGCGTCTAAGTCACGGAACGTAACGCGGTAGCGCCATGCGCCTTTGCTGAGGATCGCGTCTACTTCAGCAGCTACGGCGTCGGCGTGATTGATTGCGAGATGGTCCATTTGCGTGTCCTCTAATGAATGAATCGGTATGCACTATGATACGAGAAAAAAGGGAAAGTTTTACCGGATGATTCCAGAATGGATGCAATCGCCTGGCCTAGCGGTAGGTAGTCGATAGGTGCGAGATAGGTAGCGGATTGGGGCGGGATTGCCTACCGCGCCACGCTCAAAAAATAGGGGTGAAAGATTGAGATAGGTAAATTAGGTAGTCAATAGATGGAAAGGTATAAATTCTTATAGTGTTATATTGTAACAGTATGGTGTATCGGGATTGGCGCGCACGCCGTCGACCGGCACCGACTGAAATCAGGGTGTCTAAAGTGCCTATGTTGCCTACCGCCCCTGCCTACCGCCTACCAACCCCCGATCCGCGCATGTTGCGCCAGGACAACGCGCCATGTGGCGCATTGCCTACAATGCCTACCGCATGGCGATTGCCTACTTTGCCTACCATGCGACCGATTGCCTATAGTGCCTACCAATGCTGCATAGCCTACATTACCTAACGCATGGGGCGCGTAGCCAGTAGGCTATGCCTACCTTGCCTGTTGCGTGATTGCTACAGCGTGTTGCGTGTCGGCTACTGGCGACCAGGCCGGGGGGTAGGGCCGAGCAACTGGCCGTAACAGTTTCGGTGCCCCCACGCAAAATTTTTTTTGACCACCAACTCACAACCGATAGTCTTACGCTTGCACCCACCGCAAGGTGGCGGTAGGCTTGGGGGCATGTTCAAGTCGTTGCCGTTTGAGGCTCGTCAGCTCGTTGCCACTGAGGCGCGGTTGCAGCGCATCTATGATGCGGCGGCGTTAGGGTTGAAGGGTGATGCCCTGGCGCTAGCTGCGGGGATGCTGCCGGTTGAGTACCGGCGGCTTTGTCAGTTGGATGCGATGGCGGCGATGGCGGAGGCCAAGGGGCGAGCGGACTCTGAGGTAGAGATTGCAACGTACTTGAGGGAGGCTGCAAGGAATGGCGATGCCAAAGCGGCGCTTGCGATCTTGCAGCACACTCACGGGTGGGTGGCCAAGCAGCAGGTGCAGGTTGACGTTACGCAGCAGATCAGCATCTCGGCGGCGTTGCGAGAGGCGGAGTCTCGCGTCATTGATGGTCGAGTGGCGTCACCGCTTGCGGCTGCATTGAGTCGTGCGGAGGATGCTATGATGTTGTCGGAGGTCAGCCATGCCGCCGCAGAGCAATCGACTAGCGCCGCGCGCTAACGCGCTGGCGAATTACATCCCGATGCCGACCGACCCGCGCGCGCCGCAGGTTGACCCGCGTTTATCGCCTGGGCAGTACGCGCAGAACGTGAGCGCCGGGTTGGGGTATGGGCTGACGAACCAGTTGCGCGGTGTGGAGCAGTTGGTGCGCGATCCGGTGACGGCGTTCAAGGAGCAGTTGGCGGCTATTGGTCAGTTGGCGAGCAACCCGGCGGTGGCGTTGCAGATGCTGCGGGAGTTGCGGCAGCGCGCAGCGGCGGGGCCGTTGGGGTTTGGCGAAGTGGTGGGGGAGCTGCTGCCGACGCCTGGCCGCCGGCCGCCAAGCAACGCGCTTCGGATTACCGCTCCTATTGACATGACCAAGCGCCGCGCGCAGCAACTTTTGGATGAAGAAGCAGCGGATACGGCATCGCTTGCCGCTGCGTCGGATGCCGCTGTGCGTAAGGAGGATGTAGACGCGTTGCTGCAAAACGAAAGTTGGCTGAAGCAGGCAGATCGCCGCGCCAAAGTTATCGCCAAACTAGAAGGTCTAGGGCTGCCAGTTAGCGCGGCGCCGGATTTGAGCAGTTGGCGTGGCATAAAAGAGACGGCGGCGCGATTTGACGACCCTGCCGCGTTGCGCACCGCTCGGATTTTGCTTGACCGCGACCGCAGCGCGATTGACCAAAGTTTCGACGCATACCTTGCCGCCGTCCGAGCGTATCGGAAGCAGCTCAACCCGCGCAGCAAATACGACAGGGCGCGGATAGCCGAAATTGATGCGGTGCTAGGCGATTCCCGCGTAATCGACATCAAAGGCCGCTGATGCAGACGCCCATCTATAGCGCCGAGGAAGAAGAACTGTTGATGGCGCGGTTGTGGTCGCCTGCTATCAAGGACGACCCGGAAGCGTTTGTGCTGTTCGTGTTCCCGTGGGGGCAGAAGGGTACCCCGTTGGAGCACTTCAAGGGGCCGCGGCGGTGGCAACGCAAAGTGCTGCGCGACATCACGGCGCACATCGCTCGCAACAAGGAGCTGACCAACTTCGAAGTGCTGCGCATGGCGACGGCTTCGGGGCGTGGTATCGGCAAGTCGGCGCTGGTGTCTTGGCTGATTTTGTGGATGCTGACGACGCGGATAGGCTCCACAACGATTGTGTCGGCCAACAGCGAGAGCCAGTTGCGCTCCATCACCTGGGCGGAAGTCACAAAATGGCTTGCGCTGATGATGAACAGCCATTGGTTTGAGGTCAGCGCAACGCGGGTCATGCCGGCGAAGTGGTTGGCGGAGCTGGTCGAGCGCGATCTCAAGAAGGGTACGCGCTACTGGTCGGTCGAAGGCCGGTTGTGGAGCGAGGAAAACCCGGATGCCTACGCCGGCGTTCACAATTTCGACGGCGTTTTGGTCATTTTCGACGAGGCGAGCGGTATTCCCGACCCGATTTGGTCGGTGACGGCCGGATTTTTCACGGAAAACACGCCAAACCGCTTCTGGATGGCGTTTTCCAACCCACGACGGCCGGAGGGCTACTTCTATGAGTGCTTCAACGCGAAAAGGGACTTCTGGACGACGCAAAACATCGACGCGCGCACCGTCGAGGACACCGATAAAGCGGTCTACGAGCAAATCATCGCGGAATACGGCGTTGACAGCCCCCAAGCCCGAGTTGAAGTCTACGGAGAGTTCCCTTCTGACGGAGACGACCAGTTCATCAGCCCCCGGTTGGTGGACGAAGCTATGGCGCGGCCTCGTTTCAAGGACGAGAACGCTCCTAGGGTGATTGGCGTAGATCCCGCGCGCGGCGGGGCGGATGCGACGGTCATCGCCGTGCGCCAGGGGCGCGATTTGCTTGCTCTGCACCGCTATCGGGGTGAGGATACGATGGCGACGGTGGGGCGGGTGATTGACGCCATTGAGCAGTACCGCCCGGCGCTGACGGTGATTGACGAGGGTGGCTTGGGCTACGGCATCCTTGACAGGCTCAAGGAGCAGCGTTACAAGGTACGAGGCGTGAACTTCGGTTGGAAGTCGCGTAATCCGGCTGCCTGGCAGAACAAGCGTTCCGAAATGTGGGCGGACATGCGAGAATGGCTGAAAGGTGCAAGTGTGCCCGATGATCGGGTGCTGAAAGCCGATTTTGTCGGCCCGCACCAGAAGTTCAACTCCGCTGGTGCAATCCTTTTGGAGAGCAAGAAAGACATGAAAGCTCGTGGTTTGGCCTCGCCTGATGCGGC